TTCGAGGATAGTCAAGTTCTTCCTAAAGAAGCGCTCGACGACAGCACAAGATAGACGATCCGACGCGGAGGAAAGATCAATCGTAGCAAAGCTACGGTCAATAGATCCTTGAACGGCAAAGTCCTGATTTTGACTCTGATCAGAAAATCTGATACAGTGCCTTAATGCAGTATTTTCCATTCTGCGTGCGAGCTGGTTCCACACCAGCTGTTGTATCCACTGATGACAACTAGGCTCTGCGGCGATAAGCCGAGGCTTCGTCATATCATAGGGTACAGCGATCAGTCGTGAAGGAACCTCGCGGTTCCTATACGACAGCCCTTGACCATCAAAGCGAGACCACCCAAGATCAGTGGTCCCGTACAGGTCAAATGGAAATACCCGGTCTAGTTTCTCAGGCCAATCAAGGAATTGGTACTTGGAAGTACCCTTCCTGATGTCTGAAACTACACCTGGTCCATGCTTCGGAAGCTCTTCCGGTTCCTCGATACTCAGGGATCCGAAAGAGGAGGAGATTCTGTCTGCAACTGCGGACAGGACAGTAGTCTCGAAACAAGAGACTCCAGGGGACTTCTCGGGGGATAAGAAATCTGCGAACTGCAGGTTTCCTGTTTCACCGAGCTGCAAGCTGTCACTAGACCAGTCAAGGCTAGGACAACGAGCATCCCTCTCAATGTCGATGAACGCTTTAAGCGCATCGGCGTACCCTTTCTTTGAGGTTGGAAGCAAGATCTTCTTGCATCCAGACGAAAACTGCCTCACAGCAGCTATCGCGTCAATCGAAGGGTCTTCCAGAAGCATTCCCTCACTGTCAAAGATCTGTAGGTACAGATCCCGTAGGAATACGGGAACCTGAACCTTCTTCGCAACTCTTCCAAGGAAGAGCATAGAAGGAGTGTACAGACCTTTGGCCAAGCACTTATCGAAGTGCTTGCCGAGGGCTGGAAGTTCGATTGTGAGAATTCTCTCACCGCGAAGTTCCAGTTCATGAAGAAGGCGCGCTTTGTCGCGCTCCAACTCATGACTTTGCCGGTACGTAAATGCGAAGTCTTTAAACAACGCACTTACGTAACCACTGAGGTGAGCTACTAAGCTATTCTGCATGGTTTATCCTTGTTAGGGTTAAT